CTGGTTAGGCGCAGATGAAGGGAACTGCAAGTTTATTCCAGTCGTAATGTATCTGTTGGTATAACCATAGTTGTATCGAGAGTCTGCATACACATTGCTTGAATTTTCATAGAGACGGTTTCTAAAAAACCACGTCATGAGTGCAACCGGGTAAGTCGCTGTGAGGTTCACGATCGGATTACTTGCAGAAAAATTGATACCAGCCTCTTTTGACACTCGGTTCACAATATACTTGAGAGGCGTGTTCTGATAGTACAGCTTTTCTCCATCTTCAAGAAGAATCTCCTCCGTAATAAGTTTTGGGTTCAGTATGTCTACTATTGTATTTGAACTTGTGACTGAGGTGGTAGCCCACCAAGAGCTCGGCTGAAACGTGAAACGAACGTAGAGTTTTTGGTTCCACATTGCGCACAATGGAAAGTAGGGCTTCTTGAGGCGTTCTCTGGCCTTGTTATTTGCAGAATGTCTGCGGCAAAAGAAAAACTCGAGGGGAATGATCACGTCACTCCCGGCTGCAAGGTTTGAAGATGCGCCGCCGCCGCCGCCGTTATATGTCCCCAGGGCGTTCTGTATGGCATATGTCTCATCGGCGTCTAAGAACAGCTGGTCGCGAATAACGTACCAGTCATCATAAAGAGTTTCTATGACTGTTTCATTCACGAGGAGATCCACCTTTTGGATGAGGGCCCGGCCACCTTGCGGCGAGTACCTTCCCCCTGCTGGTAGGGCCGGCAGTGTGCACTTGAGGTACATGTTCGACAGAAGATGACCGAGTTCAGTCGGTCGAAGTTCGACTTGTATTATACTTCCCTGATAGTACGGGTTCGGTGGAGCGAGAGGAATAGTTCTCTGATACATCACAAAGTTTGAATGCTGTTTATATTCTGGGTTCCATTGTGATTTTGTGGTATCATCTGTAAGAAGATACTCCTCTTGTGGTCCTATAGCAAACAGGCTCAGGACTGAACCCTGTGAAAACCCGCGGCCTTTCGATTCGAGGTATTTGTCNGGNGGNTCCAGAAANAANCCGAGTCCTTCATTCAGGTCTCGCAATGGAGCAGCTTTTACACTCACAAGGTTCGGGTTCAGTATCACCTTCTCGGTCGACACCGGAGTTGAGTAAAACTTCCCAGGTGTAAACGTGAGCGAAGGCTCGGGCTCGTGAATGAGAGAAGGTGTGCCCTTGACATAGACCGGTCCTGCGTTTGGAGGAAAGCTCCCGTCAACAGGTTCACACGTCGAAACGGTCACGGGTGGGAGTTTATTTCCGACTTCGTCAACTCCTGGTGAAATGTTTTGTTCAAAATCCAAAAGTTTAAGAGGCCCGAGTGTGGGAAGGCCCTCTATGATCCACCCCGCGCCAGTCCCCGGGGGTGGTGGAACGGAAAAGTAGAACGATGGAACGTTTCTATAAACAACATAATAGCCATAAATAGGTGCAGAACGCAGAACAGACTTGCGCCCCGGTGGATAAAGAGAGGTCGTGGTGACGAATTGAACCCCGTCTATAGACTGGTCCATATCGGTCTGAAACGTAAAGGACCAGTTATATGGTGCGACATCCTTCCCTGGCTTGTTCGATGCCTCAATCATGACAAGCTGTCCTCGAAGCCCCGGAAGCTGGTCAACCAACCACCCCTTTCCAATAGGAGTAAAAGGCCAATCGGTAATGGAATAGAAGGTGGCTTCTGTCTCCTTCGTCACCTTGTACCACCCGCTAATTTCAACTGGGTTAAGAGGNCCAGTCTGTATCGTGTTCTGATTCAGTCCAGGCGGTTTTGGAGGTGCGGTCGGGACGTTTGGNGATGGGAGGATNGACTTTCCGTTTGGGAGAGGCGTTCCNGTTGCTATAGANTTGGCGAAATTAAGGACATCAGAAAGTTCACTTTTTACAAAATTCAANACTTTGTTCTGTATACTTTGTTCAAAATCATATACAGGCGCTTGGGCTATCTTCTGGAGCCTTGCAGCCATCTACAATGTTGCGAGATTATTCTTCCACATTTGAACCACGGTCGTCGTCTTGAGTGCATTCCAGTCTTCTTGTCTCTGGTCGCACAGGTTCTTCAGCTTGAGAACCTCCTCCTTCGTGTACTGGTATGTCTTGATATCTAGAAACTTACCCCACAGGTCCTCCTTGAAGTTCTCTGCCCGCAGCTGGGCCTTGATCTCGTCGAGTGGCACATTGAGCACCTGTATCCGCTTGTTGATGACGAACCCAATAAACCTCGCCTTTTCCGAGAGCCACTTAATCTCCAAGTCAAGTTGGTTCAAGAGCCACGCCTTGCGCTTCCTGTAGGTCGCCAGTCGAACCTCGATGTAGTCTACCAGAATCTCCTCCGGACTCGCGTACTTCTTGACCGCTCCATTCGGGCCTATCAGGTACATGTTGCTCGTATGGATCGTCTTGGTCATACCAAGAGTCGCCACCACATCCTCATCCTTACCAGAAAACCCCCAAATGCGAAACTCTGGAGCCGTCTCGGTCGAGTGGTTCTCGTACTTCTGGATAGTGCCCTTGTCCACCAGGTCATCCATGTGCTCCTTGAAGTCCTGGATCCACTTCCCTGGGGGGAGCTCAGAAACAACCAGCTGACTTCCCTCCTTCTTCACGATGCCCTCCATGACCCAGGTATGCTCCTTGGTCTTGCTAATTTTGCCCTTAAATCCTTTGAAGTGAGGGACCATCGGAGCCATCGCCACCTGGTCCAGGGCACACTGAATGTTGTGCTTGATAATCTCCAAGTCATATGGCGGGACATAGCAGCTGAATCCAGTTCCGATGCCCTCCCCGCCATTCACGAGGATCATAGGTATCACGGGTGAGTAAAACTCCGGCTCCACCTTTTCTCCATCGTCAACTACATATTTCAGGACTGCATTATCGAGTGGATCGAACACCTTCTTTGTGACCGGGCTCAGCCGCGTGAAGATGTACCTGGAGCTCGCAGCATCCTTTCCACCCGCGAGGCGCGTGCCAAACTGCCCCGAAGGCTCGAGCAGGTTCAGGTTATTCGCACCAACGAANTTCTGAGCAAGGTTTACGATGGTTCCCTGAAGAGACGCCTCTCCGTGGTGGTAGGCTGTGTGCTCTGCGATGTAGCCAGCCAGCTGTGCCACCTTCATATCGGTCGTGAGGTTCTTCTTGAGGCACGCATAAATCACCTTACGCTGACTCGGCTTGAGGCCGTCAGACACGTGAGGGATAGACCGCTTGATGTCCTCCGCACTAAAGTTGGCCAAATCTCTGTGGACAAAGTCTGTCACGCTCAGGGTCTTCACTTGGCCGTACGGTATGCCTTTCGGCGGCTTGGCCATATGGTTCGTGAGCCAGACCTTTCGATCATCCGCCTGAGCCTTGGAGAATGCCAAAGTCATGGACTCGTTGAGGTGCGGATCCGGGCTGAAGGCAACAGTGAGCTTCTCAATTTGCTTAAAATACTCCTTAGCCTCTGAGCTCGTGGAAGTGCCCAGACCCTTGTAGTATTTCACAGCAGTCTGCGGAGCAGACTGGCTGGCTGCAGCCTGCCGGTACGCCTCCTCCGTGAAATACCACACCTTCCCAGCCTTGATGACAGGGGTCACCATCGATACGACGAACCCTAGATCGACAAGCTTTGGCCAGTACACGTGGAACATATTGAGAACCAGCCCCTTGATGTGACTTCCGTCCAAGTCTGCGTCGGTCATAATCATCAAACGGCCGTACCGCAGGTCGCGTAGCGACCCGTAAACCTTCCCATGCTGAAGCCCGAGGATCTTCTTGAGGCTGGAAAATTCCTCATTCTCAGTCACTTGCTTTACAGTCGCATCCCGGACATTGCGCGGCTTACCCCGGAGTGGAAACACGCCATATGCATTTCGGCCTACGACGCTCAACCCGGCAATGGCAAGAGCTTTCGCCGAGTCACCCTCTGTCACAATAAGCGTACATTCGTGCGACTTGTGTGTCCCGGCCCAGTTGGCGTCGTCTAGCTTGGGAATGCCAGTGATGCGACTCTTCTTGGACCCATCCGTCTTCTTGAGCTCCTTGTCCACCTTGGCCAGACCGAGCGCCAGCAGGTCATCCAGGACTCCTGTGGAGAAGATATCTTTGATAAACTTTGGCTTGAATTCAATAGGCTCGGTAATCTTCGAAGTGCACTCAGCCTTGGTCTGGCTCGAAAAGGTCGGGTTCACGATGACGGCTCGCACAAAGACAAAGAGCGATGCCTTGATCTGCGCGGGCTTGAGGCCCACGACCCGCTTGTCCTTGGCGATCTCAGCCACGATAGCGCTGACCACCTTGTCCACGTGGCTGCCACCCTTTGTCGTACAAATACCGTTGACCCATGAGCACTGCTGAAAGGCCCCACTGGTAGAGTGTCCAACTACAACATCAAAAGACTCGGTGTGCATCTTGGATACTGGTACGTCTCCAATGTGCATCTTGGCATAGTCCTCAAGATTCTGAACCTCGAGCAATTTTGAATTAAAATAGACCTTTGCCTTTGAGCACCACATAGCAGCGTCCCATGCGCGCTTCTCAAACACCTTGACCGCCTCCCCCGCTCCATCAAATCTCTTCAGGTCTGGAGCAAACATAATACTTACAGAAGCAGGTTCGGTCGAGGGNGTGATGACCGGAGGGCTCACCTGTCCCATGTTCTGGTTCCATGTCTGTTCATAGACATTCTTACTGTCCGCAATTCTGATCCTAAATTGAAGGCTCAGGACGTTGGCCAGCTTGGCACCATATCCGTTCCTCCCACCCGTGACTCGCTGTTCATTGTCATTGTAGTTTGAACTGGTCAAAAGGTGCCCAAAGATGAGTTCAGGGATCCATATGGGTGACCCATCGGTGCTTTTCTCGGTCGCATGCTTCTTGATAGGAATGGCAACTCCCGTATTTGTTATTTGAATATGAAATCCAGGAGTCACCTTAATATCGATAGTGCTAACCTTCTTGGGATGCAAGGAATATTGGTCAATGGCATTTACCAGAACCTCATCAAAGATCTTCACCAAGCCAGGTGAAATAGGAAGCTGAGAAATCTCGAATCTATCCTCTGTTCGAACCCAGTAAGAGCTTGGCTCGGGCGCAAGAGATCCAACATAGGTGTCTGGGCGCTTGAGAATGTGCTGCACATGGCTGAGACGTTCATATTGCATTGAAAAATTAGAGCGTCAAGCCTTTATTTTCCCGGACAATGATAGATGAGAAAGGAATTGGTTGGATTGGCTCTCGTCATGGTCACACTGTACCTGATACGCACACAACACTCCTTTTTCAGTGCAGACGAGTTTGATACATATCTTATCAATATGAACGCAAGAACTGAGCGTCTTGCTAACTTTTCAAACAATTACACAACATCTGACTTAGGACCACAAAAACCATTCAAGCGTATAGAGGCTGTCGATGGGTCTACAATTGAACTAGCGGGCATTGTTTCTCCAGAAATTGAGGATGGAATTAAGAAGATTGAACAGACGGGATATCGCACGTCACATCCTCAAATGACACGTGGAATGATTGGGTGCTACAAGAGTCACTACAAGGTTTTTCAAGAAGTATATGAGAGTGACAAGCCTTACGGACTCGTCTTTGAGGACGATGCCGAGATGGACAAAAAGATTTATCAAAAGACTGCAGACCGTCTCGATTTTCCCGACAATTGGGATATTATCCTCCTTGGTCATGTGCGGCTCATGGATTACGAAAAGGGGCCCAAACCTGGTCTGCTTCGCGTGAAGGACTTTTGGGGTCTTCACGGGTATCTGATAAGCAGACGAGGTGTGTCAAAGATGCTATTGTACAAAGATATGCCAATAGGTTTACAGATTGATATTTTCATGAGTAAGTTGGCCATGGATGGTAAGCTTGACATTTATGCACTTGATCCACCCATAGTGAAGCAAGGGAATTTCGGAACTGATTTACAGATGCGCATTACCCCGAAGCTTCTGGCGGACTAGTTAATACAGGGCGGAGGGCCGTGGCCATACAGGTGCTCATAGAACCCTCCATTCTGGAGAATGATGTGAGCTAAAGAGAACATAAAGATGCTCATGAGACCGGAAATAACGACTGGGTCTCCATGGTTCTTTGCGACGATAATTTCGCCAGAGCTAATTATCAGCGCAAATATGATAGTTTCAAGAATCAATGCTGTTCGAGGGCGGAAGCCCTTTAGGAACCCCATTGAGTAATCCGCGGGGACATGCGCTTTCCGTGCCAGATAACATGCGTATATAAAACCGATTGAAATGATGGCAATCATAGGCCATTTAATAACTTTCATCTCCTTTTCCTC